CCAAGGCCCTCGGGCCGTTCTAGGCTTGACGCCAACCGCCACCATTCCCCGCCTGTGTACTGCGGTGCGCCAATGGCCAGCGTGGGGAATGTAAGAGTGGTTCTAAACTAGACAGAAATAGAAGGGGTTTGCCGTGGCTGCAGGCCGAAAGACCGGCGGCCGACAGAAGGGTACGCCCAACAAGGCCACGGCTGACATCAAGGCTCTAGCCATGCAGCACGCCGAAGACGCCATGAAGGAGCTCGCAAGGCTCGCGACCGGCGCCGAGAGCGAAGCCGCCCGCGTCGCCGCGATCAAGGAATTGTTCGACCGTGGCTTTGGTAAAGCAAAGCAATCTCTGGAGGTTGACGGCGAGGTCAGCGTAACCATGCCAACGGTCATCGAGTTCGTGGCCCCAGATGCGGGCGAAGATTGAAGAAATCCCGAAGATCACGCGCAATTTCGCCAAGCCGGCGAGAACGCGGGTCTTCAAAGGGGGGCGCGGTTCAGGGAAGACGAGAGGGCTGGCACTCCGATCGGGCCTGCGCGTCTATCAGCTGGCGGAAATGGGCGTCGAGGGCGTGTTCCTGGCCAGCCGGGAGCATCTGAACAGCCTCGACGAGTCCTCGATGGAGGAGATCAAGGCGGCGATCCGGTCGATCGACTGGCTGGCCGACTACTTCGACATTGGCGAGAAATACATTCGAACCAAAAACCGCCGCATCAGCTACGCCTTTGCAGGCCTGCGCCATAACCTAGACAGCATCAAGTCCAAGGCCCGGATCATCGGCAACTGGACCGACGAGGCGGAAAACGTTTCCGAGGTGGCCTGGCGTAAGCTGGTCAACACCCTGCGCGAAGAGGGTGAGGGCTGGCACGCGGAGAACTGGATTAGTTACAACCCAGAAAGTCCGGAAAGCGCGACGCACACCCGTTTCGTGGCTGATCCGCCCTCTGATTGCGTCGTCACAACCATAAACTGGGCTGACAATCCCTGGTTTCCAAGTCTACTGAACGCGTCGAGACTGGAAGATCAGCGTCTTAGGCCTGAAACATATGAGCACGTGTGGGAAGGGGCTTTCCTAACTCTCACCGAAGCACAAGTGTTCGCCGGCAAGTATGTCGTGGAGGACTTTGAGCCTGGGGTGAATTGGGATGGCCCTTATCAGGGTTTGGACTTCGGTTTCTCACAAGATCCTACGGCGGCGGTTCGCTGCTACATCCACGACGGCACCCTTTGGATACGCCGCGAGGCCGGTCGCACAAAACTGGACCTGGACGCGACGACGGGTTTCCTGGCGTCCGCCATCCCGAACTTTGCCAAGTTCCCGACGCGGGCGGACTCGGCGAGGCCCGAAAGCATCAGCTACCTGCGTCGCCATGGACTGCCGACCGTCCAGCCGGTGGAAAAGTGGAAGGGCAGCGTCGAGGACGGCATTGCCTTCATCAAGTCGTTCCAGCGCGTGGTGATCCATACCGACTGCGAACAGACCGCCCGAGAATTTAGGCTCTACAGCCACAAGGTTGATCGCCTAAGCGGTGATGTCCTCTCCGACATCGTCGATGCCAACAACCACTATATCGACGCGCTCCGCTACGCCCTTGCGCCCATGATCCGGCAGATGTCGGGTTGGGGCGCTTTTGAGTTTGCCCGTCAACTTGCCCGATCCGGGACCTCCGATAGCGCGCCTGAGGCCGCTGCCGCCGAGGTCACGTATGCCCCTGGTTCGGTCGAGCACATGATGGCGATACAGGCCAAGGGCTGACGTCGCATAAGGAACGGAGACGCCATGCCCCCGTACAGCGGCGGTATCCGCACATCTATGAGGGTTGAGGCCGACTCCATGGCCATGCGCGGCTGGAGCGCCGCTTCGTTTGGCCCCGGATCGCCGCTTGTCCCACCTCAGCCTGAACCCGTCCGGGTTTACGACTACGCCACCGGCTCGAACCTTTCCTATCAACCCCGAAGCGCAGAGCCTTTCGGTTTTGCCTTGTTGCGTGCCTTTGCAAACGTGGAGCTGGTGCGCCTCGCCATTGAGACCCGCAAGGATCAGATCGAGGGTCTGGGCTGGAAGATCCGCAGCAGGGACGAAAAGAAGCCTAAGACCGGGCACGAGGGGCGCATCGCCAAGGCGGAGGCCATCCTTCGCCGGCCCGACGGTCGGACGGATTTCGCCACGTGGCTGCGCGCGGTTCTGGAGGATCTCTTCGTCCTAGATGCTCCGGCGGTCGAACGTCGGCGCAGTCTCGGCGGCGAACTGATCGGCTTGGAATATGTCGATGGCGCCACCATCAAGGTGCTGATCGACGATAGGGGGCGAACCCCGGCCGCGCCGCTCCCCGCTTATCAGCAGGTCATCAAGGGCCGCATCTGGGCCGACCTCTCGACCGAAGACCTGATCTACCGCCCTCGCAACGTCAGAACGAACCACGTCTACGGCTACGGTCCGGTCGAGCAGATCATCGTCACCATCAACACGATTCTGCAGCGTCAGGCGCGTCAGCTAGCGTGGTTTACCGAGGGCAACACGCCGCCCGGCATCATCAACGCGCCGGAAGGCTGGACCCCAGATCAGATCAAGCAATACCAAGAATGGTTTGACGCGATCGTCAATGGTCCAGCGGCCCGGTCCAAGCTTGTCTGGGGGCCTGGTGGGTCCAAGTACAGCCCCTTCAAGGATCCGCCCCTCAAGGACGACTTCGACGAATGGCTGGCCCGGATCGTCTGCTTCGCCTTCAACCTCCCGCCGACAGCTTTTATCAAGCAGATGAACCGGTCCACGGCGGATTCCGACGCTGAGCGCTCATTAGAGGAAGGTCTGACGCCCACCAAGAATTGGGTTAAGCGCCTTCTCGACAGCGTCGTTCAGGACGACATGGGCTTTGATGACCTGGAATTTGACTGGGTTGAGACCAAAGACGTCGATCCCAAGGTGCAGTCGGAAATCGACGACCTAAACCTTCGCAACGGCTCCAAAACCATAGACGAGGTGAGGGATGCTCGCGGCGAGCAGCCCCTACCGGATGGATTGGGCTCTAGGGCCTTGATCTACACCAAGGACGGGGTCGTCCCGCTGGACGTGGCGATACTGCAGGCCAAGCAGGCCGACGGCGAAGAAGGCCCAAACGGGCAGGACGACGAAAGCGCCAAGCGCCCCGTTGATCCGATTGACGACACCGAAACCACCTGAGGAGGGAGCCGACATGGCTACCATGCGCGTCATGCCGCCTGCCGACGGGCGGCAAACCACGATCACTGTCAACGGGCGCACTTACACCTGCCCGCTGGGCTCAACCATCGACGTCCCGGACGTGGATTCGCGCGTCATGACCGCCAACGGCTGGACCAGCGTCGCCTCGGGCGGCGTTGGCGTTTCCACGGCACGTCCGACCAACCCCACCAAGGGGCAAATGTTCCACGACACCACGCTCGGCAAAAACATCACTTGGGACGGCAAGGTCTGGCGCGACCCGGCAACGGGCGCGGCGGTCTAGGGCGATGCGGTTTTTCGCAGAAATCCAGCGCGTCGACGACGAGCAGCGCATCGTGGCCGGCTATGCCGCTACCGAGCAGCGAGCGACAGATGGCTTGATCGTCACTCGCGAAGCGCTATCCGACGCCCTGGACGGCTACATGGCTTGGGCAAACATCCGCGAAATGCACCAGCCATCAGCCGCCGGCATCGCCCGAGAAGCCTCGGTTGACGATAACGGCCTCTACATCACGGCTGAAATCGTGGACGACGCAGCTTGGGAGAAGGTCAAGCGCGGCGTCTACAAGGGCTTTAGCATTGGGGCCAAGGTCACCGAGCGAGACAAGGACGATCGCACCATCGTGCGCGGCATCGACCTGCGAGAGATCAGCCTGGTGGACCGGCCGTCCGATCCCGGCGCCAAGATCGATCTTTGGCACGCCGATGGCTTTGACGGTGACCACGCCGACGATGATCTAGACCGCCGCGACTACTCGACCGCTCAGCGCGAGAAGATGGCGCAGGCCGGTTCTGCGATGCCCGACGGTTCGTTCCCGATCGCCGATCGGACGGACTTGGAAAATGCGATCCGAGCTTTCGGCCGCGCCAAGAACAAGCGGGCGGTGCGCCGCCACATCATGAAGCGAGCCCGCGCGCTAGGCGCAACGGACCTCATTCCCGAGGAGTGGAAGACCATGGCGCGCGCCGCCCAGATCCAAGACGAGCCCGAATTGACTGAAGACGACGCCGTCGAGCGCGCCGACGAAGCCCTAGACGCTCAAGCCGAGCCGGCCGTCGCTGGCGCCGCCGTAGGCGCGGAGTCCGCTGTCGCCATTTCCGACGCCAGCGAGGCGGCTGAAGATCCGGTCGCCCGCGCCGTGGCCGCAGCGACCGCCGCTACCGCCGCTGCTGACGAAGCCGTCCAAGAGGTCCAACGGGCTATCGAGGGCGAACCGGAACGTCGCGAACTCCCTGGCGCTGAACTGCGCCGAGGGCTTTACACTGTCGGTCGCCTCAATAGCCTACTCACGGACCTGGCTTACATCGTCACCGACGCCCAGTACGAGGCCGATTTCGAAGGCGACGACTCGCCGGTTCCTGGAAAGCTGCGTTCGGCGCTTCTGGAGCTGGCCAAGGCCTATCGGGCCATGAGCGACGAAGAGGTCGCCGAACTCCTAAACGGCGTTGGTGTCGATGTTCAAATCGAAAATGGCATCATCGCGCTGGCGGCTGCGTCTGGCGACCTTCAGCGCGCCGATGAGCCGTTGATCACCGACGAGCAGAGCGAGCGCCTACAACGCGCCTTCGACGCCTTTGTCAAGCGCGGCTGGCGACCAGCCCAAATCGAGGCGATGGAAGAGACCGACGAGCTGCGACGCACCGTCGCCTCGTTGACCGAGAGCAATGACACGCTGCTGCGCACCGTCGATGGCCTCACAAGCAAGATCGGCGAGGTTTCGGCCGAAGTCTCGCGCCTGGCCAAGATGACGTCCCCGGCCAAGACTGTGGGCTCGTTGGCTCGCGCCGTGGGCAAGGCCGAAGACAGTTCGGGCCAGGATGTCGAGCGCGCCGAACGTGTAAACCTCTCGGATGAAGACGTTCGGCGTGTTCTGGACGCCATGCCCGACGACGAGCGGGCCATGGCGCTGATGCGCGCTTCGATGAGCCGCCCGATCGCGATCCGCTAACCCTTAACCCAAAACCGAGATCGGCCGCAGGGCCGTAACCAGGGCGCCGGGCAATTCCGTTTAGCGCCCTTTTTCGTGCCCGCAAGGAGGGCCTGATGACCACTGCCTCGAACGCCGACGACCTGATGCGCTCGGCTATTTCCAACCCGAGCGAGGATATCGCCCGCTCGATCCTGACAGCGGCCGGCACTCACCCGGACGACATTCAGCGCTCGATCACCACGGGCACCGGCCTGGTCGCCTACGACCTGCAAGCCCCGGCCAAGAACCTTTATCCGGTCGCCACGCCGATCCGGAACCGACTGCCGCGCGTTCCGGGCGGTACGGGCCTCGCCACCAACTGGCGCTCGGTCAACGCCATCACCGGCTCGGGCTTCAATGCTTCGGGCTGGGTGCCGGAAGGCCAGCGCGCCGGCCAGATGGCCTACAGCACCTCGAACAACGCCGCCTCCTACGCCACCATCGGCGAAGAAGACGCCGCGACCTTCGAGGCGATCAACGCCGGCCAGGGCTTCGAAGACGTCCAGGCCCGTATGAAGATGCGCCTCCTTCAGAAGATGATGCTGAAGGAAGAAATGGCGCTGATCGGCGGCAACACCTCGGCCCCGCTGGGTACGCCGGCCACGCCCTCGACTGCGGCTGCTGGTTCGGGCGCCACGCTGCCGACCCTGACCTATTCGCTGATCGTCGTGGCCCTGACGATCGAAGGCTACGCCAACAGCTCGCTCGCCAACGGCGTGGCCACCGTCAAGACGGTTACCGGCGCCGATGGCAAGACCTTCACCATCAATGGCGGCGCTTCCAACAAGTCCGCAGCCGCCAGCCAAGCGGTCACGCTGGGCCAGACCCTGTCGGCGACAGTGACCCCGATCGTCGGCGCCGTGGCCTACGCTTGGTTCTGCGGTGCGTCGGGCAGTGAAAAGCTTGAGGCCATCACCACGATCAACTCTGTGACCTTCTCGGCCCCCCTCGCGGGAACGGGGCAACTGGCCAGCGCCGTGACGGCGGACTACTCGACCAACTCGAACGCCTTCAACGGCCTCTTCACCACAGCTGCCAAGTCCGGCTCGGGCGCCTACTACAAGACCCTGGGCACCGGCACGGCTGGCGTCGGCAGCACGCTGACCGCTTCGGGCCGTGGCTCGGTCGTGGAAATCGACGACATGTTCCAGAGCATGTGGGACCAGTATCAAGTCTCGCCGTCGGTGCTCTACATGGGATCGCAGAGCATCCGAAACGTCACCGACAAAGTGCTTGCCGGCACGGGTTCGGCCCCGCTGCTCCAAGTCTACAAGAGCCCGGAGGACGCCTATCAGCTGACGGCGTCGGGCACGATCTCGGCCTACTACAACCCGTTCCAGCTCGACGGCGGTCAACGCATCCCGGTCAAGATCCACCCGAACCTGCCCCCGGGCATGATTCTGGGCTGGGCTGAAAATCTGCCGGCGCAATATCTGTCGAACGAAGTCCCGAACGTGGCCGAGGTGAAAACGCGCCAGGACTACTACGCGATCGACTGGCCGCTGACCACGCGCCAGCGCCAATCGGGCGTCTACGCCGAAGAAGTTCTGGCGGTCTACGCGCCGTTCGCCATGGGCGTCATCGCCAACATCGCCAAGGGCTAAGGCCGCAGATGTCGGCCGCTGCCAGCCGGTGGCGGCCGATGTCGAGCCAAGGGATAGCACCATGACCGAAGATACCAACCCGGCAGAAGTGGCCGAGCAAGCCTACGTGTCGGTGTCGGCCGATGTCGAGCCCATTCGAGACGTTGTCGTCCAAGCGCCGACTGAAGGCGACCTTGCTCCCGAGCCGCGCGCCACTGAGGACGCCGACTTGGTGGACGCTATGAATGACGACGAGCTTCGCGCCTTCATCACCAAACGCGACGGCAAGGCTCCCCATCATCGCCTGGGACACGAAAACCTTCTGGCCTTGGCCAAGAACGGCAATGCCGCCAAGGAAGAGGCCAAGGACATAACGCCGTCCCTGGCCAATCCCGAACTGCTCGGTGTGGCGAAGATCAAGCACCCCGAAGGCGCGACGAGCTGCAGTTTCAACGGCGAGACCTTCGACGCTGACGCCGACGGCGTGATCACCGTGCCCAACGATGCGGTCGCTGATCTGGCCGCTCACGGCTTTGTCCTGGTCTAGTCCGCATGGCCAACGCGCTCGTCGACCTCGTCACCCTGGCGAAGGCGAAAACCTATCTCGCCGCGACGGGCGCGGTTGTGCCCGACGATGTGACGCTTGGCGATTTGATCACGGGCGTTTCGGCCCAGATCCAGAACTACTTATCGCGCAACCTCGTCAGCCAATCCTACACGGTCACGCTCAACGGCAATGGCCGGCCGGCGGTCAATCTGCCAAACACGCCGATCACCGCCATCTCCGCGCTCAGCGTCGACGGCGCGGTCAAGGCTCCGGCGCCGAATGCCACTGCCTACGGCTACGTCTTCTCCGACACCCAAGTCATGCTGCGGGGCGATTGCTTCTCGCGCGGTTTCCAGAACGTCAGTCTGACTTACACGGCCGGATACAGCGTGATCCCTCCGGACGTCGTCAACGTGACGCTCGAAGGCCTGTCGGCGGTTGTCCAAGCGATCTCGCGAGATCCCGGCGTCCGGTCGGAAAAGGCGGGGGACACGGCCTATGTCTACGGCGGGGCCGACGTGGATGCACTGTCGAACCTTTGCCTGACGCCCAACGTGACCTCAGCGCTGAATCAGATGCGCCGCGTGGCGCCTTGCTGATGCTCTATCCGAGAACGATCAGCATCACGCGCCCCACGAAGACTAGCGCAGAGGGCGCGCTTTCCTACGGCGGCCGGACCCAGGGCAACGAAACGTCCGTGGCTTCCGGCGTCCGGGCCAATATCCAAGCGCGCCGGGAAGGCCAGAAGAACCCGACCGGCCTGCCTGGCGACGGCACGAAAGCGACGTGGCGTATCTTCACGCCGCGCAACGCTCTGCTGGCTGGCCAGGTCAAGGACGGTGACTTGGTCACTGATGATCTGGGGCGCCGCTTTCAGGTGACGTCGGACTACGTTCACAACCTCGGCTGCACCTTCTACGCTGAACGTCTGGAGGCCTGACGATGGCCACCATTGACGACGTTACGAGCGCCCTTGTCTCTGTGGTGGCCGCTGTCGCTTACCCGATTGGAAATCCGCCCTCAGTGCTCGGATACCCTGTCAAGATCTATGCTGGCTGGCCCGCGCCTCAGGATCTCGACGCCGACGTGGTGGAGACCGCAGGATCGCCGAAAGCCGCGCACCTGACTGTCTATCCGCTTCCGACCGAGCGCAACGTCACGCGGTTCCAGGCCAAGTACGAAGAGGACCCGCTTCCGGCTGCGACCTATACGGCGACGATTTCGGGTCAGACCATCACGATCGGCGGCGCGGCGCCAGCGACGTTCTTCGGCCAGAACATCGGCCTCGTCATCGGTTCCAAGGGCTACGGCGTCGCCACGACCGCAGGCCAGGCGCCCGCGCAAATCGCCGCGTCGCTGCAAGCCCTCGTCGTGGTCGATTTCCCGGGCGCGTCGGTGTCGGGTTCGGCGATCACGCTTCCCGCTTCGGCCCGCATCGTTGCGGCGCGGGTAGGGGTGTCGGGCACCGTTCGAAAGGCCGCCAGGACGCAGGAAAAGCAAGTTCAGGTCATAATCTGGACGTCGAACCCGACCAGCCGAGCGGCTCTATCGCAAGTCGTCGATAACGCCCTGGCCGACACTCACTGGATTTCAATGCCGGACGGCTCAATGGCCCGGCTCAAGTACGTGGGCTCGCGCGAGGACGACTTTGGCCAAAAGGCCAGGATTTACCGTCGAACCCAGACCTTCACTGTCGAATACACTACCTACGCGGTCCAAACGGCCTCGCAGATCAGCGTCGAGGTTCTGAACCTGCTCGATGCCAACAACGCCGTCATCGTCTCGACGGCGGCCTAGCGCCCCCAACCCTCAAAATCCCGGAGAGACCATGCCCACGCTCGTCGTGACGCAGCCGTTTGGCGACCTCGCCATCGGCGACGAAATCACCGCGCCCGACGCGGTGGAAGCCGTTCTGGCCAACAACCCCGGCTCGGTCGTGCGCCGCGCTGACGTGGCTCCCGCGCCCAAGGCCGCTGACAAGCCGCCGGCCGACCCCATCCCCACCACGGCCGATAAGGCTTAAACTAGGAGAGCCCGATGACCATCGGCAGCGTTAATCCGGCGATCCCGGACGCCTATATCCAAATTCAGACCCCGGCGCCGAACGGTTTCACGGGCCTTTCCACCAACAAGATCGTGCTCGTCGGGACCGCCTCGTGGGGTCCGGTCAACGCGCCGACTCCGTTCGGTACGCCCGCTGATTACGCGCGCCTCTTTGGCCCGTTGAAAAATCGCAAGTACGATATGGGCACTATCGCTGCGACGTCTCAGCAGCAGGGCGCCAACAACTTCCTTGGCGTGCGCGTCACGGACGGCACCGACGTTGCGGCCACGGCCACCGTCCAAACCAACTGCCTAACCCTGACCAGCAAATATAGTGGCTCGGCCGCCAATGGCGACACCATGACCATTTCGTCGGGTTCGCAGGCCAACACCTACAAGCTGACGATCGCCCGAGCGGGCTACGCCCCCGAGGTGTTCGACAACATCGGCGGCGCCGCCAACGCCTTCTGGGTCAACGCCGCCGCCGCGATTAACACCGGCTCGGGCGTTCAAGGCCCATCGCAATACATGATCGCGTCGGCCGGCGTGGGCGCCACGGCTCCGGCGCTCGGGACCACGACCCTTTCGGGGGGCACCGATGGCACAACGACCATTACCTCGACGGTCCTTCTGGGCGCCGACACCGGCACGCGTTCGGGCATGTACGCCCTGCGCGGGACTGGTCCGGCCGTCATGGTGCTGGCGGACTGCGACACCTCCACGTCGTGGGCCACTCAAGCCGCTCTGGCGCTTCAGGAAGGCTTCTACGCCATCGCCGTCGGTCCCTCGGGCGAGTACACCAACCCGACCACGGTGGCTTCGAACAAGGCTACGGCCGGCGTTGACAGCTACGCCATGAAGCTGCTGGTCGGCGATTGGGTGCTCTGGAACGACACGGTCAACAGCGTCACGCGCTATGTCAGCCCGCAAGGGTTCATCGCCGGGATGCTGGCCGTTCAGGGTCCGGAGCAATCGGGCCTGAACAAGCAAATCCAGGGCGTCATCGCGACCCAGAAGACGGCAGCGAACCAAATCTACAGCGCCGCCGACCTGACCATCTTCGGTAATGCGGGCCTGGACGTCATCACCAACCCGGTTCCTGGGGGCGCCTACTTCGCGGCCCGCTTTGGTCAGAACAGTTCGTCAAATTCGTCGATCGACGGCGACAACTATTCGCGGATGATCCCGTATCTGGCCGCCAGCCTGAACATCACGGCCGGCAAGTTCGTCGGGCGCCTGCAAACGGCCGATGAGCGCCGCGAGGCTAAGGCCACGCTGGACAGCTTCTTCCAAGGCGAAGCCCAGGCCGGCCGGATCTCGAACCCGCAAGGCACGCAGCCATGGAAGGTCATCCTTGATGACAGCAACAACCCTGCCAGCCGCGTCGCCGCCGGCTACCAGCAGGCCGACGTCAAGGTCCAGCTCGGCCCCGTCATCCTGCAGTTCGTCGTGAACATGGAAGCGGGGCAGACCGTCCAGATCACCACTAAGGCCGCGTAGGGAGAACCTGAGAAATGAGCGCGCTCCAATACAACATCGGCCGCGACACGACGCTGAATATCGTCACGTCGACTGGGCCGCTTCGCCCGTCCATCCTGACCAACTTCCAGTCGAAGCAAGAAACGGCGGACCTCAAGTCCACGCCGCTGAACAGCGACCCTATCCACTCGACCATTCCCCAAGGATGGTCGGGCTCGTTCGAATTCGACCGGGCCAACAGTGCGATCGACGACTACTTCTCGGTCCAGGAAGACAACTACTTCGCCGGTGCCCCGAGCGACAAAATCTCGATCATGGAAACTGTGAACGAGGTCGGCGGCGCGATCAGCCAATATCAGTATGTCGGCGTGACTCTGAAACTGGAAGACACTGGCTCGCGCAAAGCTGACGACAAACAGGTCCAGAAGGTCAGCTTCCGGGCCAGCCGCCGCAAGAAGGTGCTGTGATGAGCGACGTTACCGTCACGATCGACGAAGATCCGCAACCGCCGAAGAAGCCGACCGTCACGGATCAGCTTCTGCGCGACACCGAGAAGACCGTCACCGACGCCCGAGGGCGTAAGCTGACCTTCAGGCGCCCCGACGTCCTGGCCCAATACCAGATCGTCGAAGCCATGGGCGACGCAGCGGCTAACACGACGCTGATGCAGATGGTCAATCCGCTCGTCTACTTGGCGGCGATCGACGAAGAGGACATTTTCCTACCTGCCAATCGGCGCGAGGTCGACGCCCTTCTAAAGAAGTTGGGCCACGAAGGAACCGCCGAGCTGAACGCCTACTACTTCGATGTGGTGATCAAGCCGCTGATGGACGCCGCCGAGGCCGCCAAGCAGCAGGAACGCCTAAAAAACTGAGCACGGCCGCGTCGGTGGTGCAGGCCCTTCTTCTTGTGAAGAATGGCTGGCCCCCTGACGTGGCCTTCGGAATGGACGATCTTCACCGCCAGGCCTTCTGCATTGCGCTTCAGAACCTTGAGCGCGCCCCCGACAAGCAGTTCGACTGGACAACAATGCGGTGGCCTGACCTATGATGAAGCTGGATAGCTTCGAAGCCATGGCGAAGCAGCTCGTCAACATCGCGTCGTCCAGCGGCGCAATGGTGGCTGCCCTTCAGGAAGGCCTGGAGGAAATCGCCAAGACGATCGAGAAGGAAGCCAAGGCGGAAATCGGCGTCTACCAGCCAGCCGTTGGTCCGTTCGCGGCCTGGGAGCCTTTGTCCTTTACGACCCTGGAGGGCTGGGGTCCGTTCCCGGGTAAAATCGAATTGGGCTACGCTCCGCCAGACAACCCGCTGAAGCGCACCGGCGAAACGCGAGACAGCATCAGCCATCACGTCGAGCCGCTAGTCGCCTACATCGGGTCCGACGACGAGAAAATGGTCTACTTTGAATTCGGTACGCCGAAGATGCCGGCGCGCCCCGTGCTTGGCCCGGCAGCGTTCAAGTCTAAGGATGCCATCATGGCGCTGGTCGGGGCGGCGGTCGTGTCCGGCTTGGTCGGCGCCGACATGATCCACAAGAGTCTGGGCTACGACTTCAGGACCTAAGTCGTTAGGGCCGCCCAGCCGAAGATCGCCACCAACACTAGCATCGCGATCAGCGCGACGCCTAACACGATCACGCCAAACAACCCGAGCAGACCCAGAGCGATGCGCTGGGTCAAGCTCATATCGGGATGGGTGACGACGCGATATCGCATCACGGGCTCGGCCTCGAAATGACGCGCATCGGCGCCGTGGAGATCGCGAAAGTCTCGCTCGAAGGGTCTGGCGCGGCGCATTTGTCCGCAACCTAGGCCAGAACCCCCAGAAAGTCACGGAGGGCGCATGTTTACCGCCTACGAAGTCGCCGTGAAGGTGTCGTTGCTCAACGGCGTCACCGCCGGCCTGACGGCCATGTCTGCGCAGTTTGCCAAGGTGCACGGCGACGCCCGGGCGCTCCAGGGCAGCCTCGACAAGATTAAGCTCACGATGCTGACGGGTGGCCTCTTGGTCGGCGCCGGGGCCGCGGGCTTCGCGCTCCTGGGAAAGGCGACCGATCACGCTCGCGAGTACACCCACCAACTGGCCCAGATGAACATCGCGGGGATGCAGCAGGTCGAAGTAGCACGCGCGGTGAAGGAGGCTTGGGGCGCAGCCTACGCCGTGCCGACGTCCAGCGCGACCGAGAACCTGGCGGCGATCCGAGAGCTGCGGATGGTCTTCGGCGACACCGGCCACGCCATCGCCAATGTCGAGACCGTCCAGAAGCTGCAGGCCGTGCTGGCCAACACCGCGTTCGGCGGCGACTACGCCAAGGGCCATGACGCGGCCTATACCGTCGCCAAGGCCCTTGAAATGAAGGGCGCCGTCCGCACGCCGAGCGAGTTCAACTTGCAAGCTGACGCCATGGCCAAGGCCATCGTGGCGTCGGGCGGCAAGGTCACGGCTCAAGACTTCCTGTCGACCTTCAAATACGGTCGCTCGGCCACCCTGGGCTGGAACGACACCTTCGCATATCAGATCCTGCCGACCCTCGTTCAAGAGATGAAGAACGGCGGCGGGACGGGCGGCGCTGGCGGTCCCGGCAACGCCCTGATGAGTGCCTATGCCGCTGTCGTCGGCGGGGCGGTTCCTCAGAAGGCGATCAAGGAGTGGCAGAAACTCGGCCTCCTGGACACGTCCAAAATCGTCTGGACTAAGACCGGGGAGGCCAAAGGCCTTCATCCCGGCGCGATCACCGGAGCCGATACCTTCCAGGCCAACCCCTACCAGTGGGCGCAGAAGGTCCTGCAGCCGGCCATGATGCGCGCCGGCCTCACGAGCGAGGCACAGCAGCGCCAGACGCTCCAGTATCTTTTCCCGAACCGGACGGCCGGGTTCGTCATGCAGCAGTTGACGACGCAGGGTTGGAAATTCGAGCGCGATCAGAAGCTAATCCAGGGTGCGCAGGGCCTCTCGGCCTACAACACGCTACTCAAGACGGACCCGTACATGGCGCGCATGGCCCTCGATAAGCAGTGGAACAACATCATGGTCGCACTCGGCTTCCAGATCATGCCGGTCGTGATCAAGGGAACCCTGGCGCTGATCGATGTGCTCCGGCCGCTGGGCCAGTGGATGATGAAGCACGCGAGCATCACAAAGGGTCTGGTCATAGCCTTCGCTGGACTGTCCGCCGTAATGATGATCTCGGGTACGATCATGCTGGTTCGGGGTGCGTTCATGGCCCTGGGGCTGGCCATGGGGCCGCTCGGAGGCGGCCTTCTCACGATCGTGACCCAGGGCGCCGGTCTGTTCGCCGGTGCGCTCGGCTGGATCGTGCGGGGGGTCGTGGCCCTACTGCCGGTGCTGGGCGGCCTTGGATCACTGATCGCCGAATTCTTTTGGCCGATCACCTTGGCTGTCGCGGCCTTTACCGCCCTGGGCGTCGCCCTTTTCCAGATCGTGAAGCACTGGGACTCGTCCAAGAGCATCATTGACAACATCAAGGCTGAGGCCGCGATGCTCTGGAACTGGATGGGCGACAAGGTGAAGTGGCTCCTCGGTCTAATCGGGATCCACGACAAGGCCGCACCTCACGCCGCGCCCCGATCCGACTGGCAGGGCAAGACGTTCAATCCCGACGCCAAGCCCAGCGAGAACCTGAAGGCGATCGCGCCCACGGTCGTCGGCGTGACCCCGATCAACTACATCGCGCCGGCCCAGCCTTCTCGCCCGATCCAAGTCACCACCAACCTGCACGCTGACGGGCGCCAACTCGCATCCGTCGTCAGCTACCACCTCGACAAAGAACTCGACCGCGCCAATCGCAGCTCGTCGGGTCAAGTTGACCCGCGCCGCTCGCTCGCTCCTGTCGGATTGGGGGTTGCATGACCACTGTGCTTACCCTTGGTCCCATCTCCTTCGACGGGCGCGAACTGCCCGACAAACTGCCCTTCGGCGGCGAGCAAATGCTCTCGGAGCACAAGCTGATCGGGGGCGCCAAAGTCATCGACACGCTAGGGGCTTCCGATGAGCCCCTGACGTGGTCGGGCTGGTTCTATGGGCCAGACGCGATCGACCGCGCCATGCTGCTGGACAGCCTCCGCAAGGCTGGCCAAGCGCTGGAACTGGCATGGTCCAAACTGCGCTACCGGGTGGTCATTCAGCGCTTCGTCGCCGACTTCAAGCGCGACAACGACATTCCGTACACCATCACGTGCGTGGTCCAGGACGACCTGACCGCACCGATCGACGCCAGCCAATCGCCTAGCGTTGATCAGATGATCAACACGGACATGTCCTCGGCCACGGTGCTGTCCAACAGGGTAGGGGACGGCACGCTTTCGGGCCTCATGGGGACGCTGTCGGGCGCGGTCTCGTCAGTGAACAAATTCGCTACGGCCAGCCAGGCGACGATCAACAGCGTCCTTCAGCCCCTTGCGGCGGTTCAGGGCCAAGTGACGACGCTAATCGCCTCGGCGGCCAACACGCTGTCGAATGTGACGACGCTGGGCGGCATCGTGCCGTTCAATCCCGTGGCCCAAGCCGCCGCCAGCATGACGTCGCAGGTCACAGCCATGACTCAATCGGCCAACCTCTACGACCTCAACTCGGTGTTGGGCCGTATGGGACGAAACCTCGGCGCCATCGGCTCGTCGGGCGCGACGGCGATCATGGCCGGCGGAGACCTCTACCATGCCGCCGCAACGGCTTATGGTGACCCCTCGGGCTGGACGACAATTGCCAAGGCCAACGGAATCACTGATCCGGTCATCACCGGCATTCAGCAGCTTCGAATCCCGCCGACGAAATCTGACACGGGCGGGGTGCTGACGCCTTGAGCGCGCAGGATCTGACGCCGGTAGCCCCGGGCGTCCGCCAACCTCGCACCCTGATCAAGGTGGGGGGCGTAGAAATGCGCGCCGGTTTCTCCTGGGAAATCGACAGTAACACCTATTACGAGGCCGACACCTTCCGCTGCATCGTGGCTGTGGGCCTATTGCCCGAAGGCCACGGGGTGGATTGGTGGTACGGCCAAGACCGCCTGGACATTGAGATCTTCGCGGGTTTTCCATCCGATCCCGTCAACTACACCGCGACTGACCTTGAAAGCATCTTCTACGGGCGCATCGAAGACGATGAGTGGGACCCGGCGCATGGCGTTATCGAAATCTCCGGTCGCGACCTCACCAGCGACCTGATCGACACCAAGACGTCCGAGGCCTACCCGAACCTTACGGCCTCACAGATCGCGACCAAACTGGCCAGCGCTCACGGCCTGACGCCCGTTGTCACGGCCACGACGACCAAGGCAGGCCGCTACTATCAGATCGACACCGTGCGCCAGCAGGACGAGCGCACCGAGTGGGACCTTCTGACCTGGCTGGCCAAGGAAGAAGGCTTCGTCACCTACGTAAGGGGCAAGGAACTCCACTTCGAGCCGGCGCCCTCGGACCAATCGCAGGCCTACCGGTTCAAGTACACACCGCGCACTGCTGAGAACGCTCCGATCTTCGGAGGCACGACGTTCAAGCCGCGCCATAACCGCGCTTTGGCCCGCGACATCAAGGTCACGGTGAAGTCATGGAACCCCAAAACGAAAAAGAGGGTCAAGCGCGTCGCTCAAATGACCCGCACGCGCAACCGTGTCCTGCGGTCGTCAGGGCGGCCTGTGACCCCGGTTCAGGAATATAGCTTCACCCTGCCGAACCTCTCTCCAGAGCAAGCCCAGCAGCTCGCCAACAAGAAGCTCGCCGAACTGTCCCGGCACGAGAAGGCTATCACGATTGAAGGGCCGGCCGACAACGTCCTTCAGATCACGCACCGGATCATCATCGAGGGGACGGGAACGCCCTTCGATCAAGTCTACTACCCCGACAGCATCGTGCGCTCGATGAGCGCCGAGTCCGGCTCTGGCTACCACTGGTCGATCATGGCCAAGAACCATAGCCCTGAGACGGAGGTGACGCTTTGAGCCGCGCCCTCGCCAACCACATGCGCATTCAGGCCGCCCTTCAAGCCGGGCGCCGCGTCGTCAAGAAGCTGGCCACGGTCTCTTCGTTCGACCCGGCCACCTACTCGGCGAAGGTCATCCTTCAGCCTGAAGAGACCACGACGGGTTGGCTACCGGTAGGCGCTGTGGCCGTGGGCAACGGCTGGGGCATCGCTGCCCCGCCCAGCCAAGGCGATCAAGTCAGTGTCGAGTTCGTGGAAGGCGACATCGAAAGCGGTGTGGTCGGCTTGCGGCTCTACAACGACATCGACCGGCCGCCTCAGGCCCAGAGCGGCGAAATCTGGCTGGCCTCGAAAGAGGGCGTGAAGGTCCAACTTCTGGCGGGGGGAACGCTGCATTTCGAAGCCGCCACCATCACCTCGTCGGGCGCCTGGACCCATACCGGCAACTTGAACGTGACGGGCGATGTCCACGCCACCGGCGCCGTGACTGGCGATAAGGACGTCATCTTTGCCGGGATCAGCGGCAAGACCCACTACCACGACAAGGTAAAGGCCGGGACCGACAACTCTGGAGGGCCGCACTCGTGACCGATCTCTCGGACATTGGCCACCTCTGGGGCCAGGACATCCGCCTTTCGCCGACCGGAGGCCTCGCCAGCGTCACGGGCTCGGATCGATCCAAGGAGCGCGTGCTTCGTCGCCTCCTTACCAATCTCGGCGACTACCTGAACCACCAGAACTACGGCGCCGGGGTCGGCGCTCTCGTGGGCCAGATCGCTGACCTCAAGGCTATTGAAAGCCTGGTCGTGGGGCAAATGAAGCTGGAGGCCACCGTTTCCAAGACCGTCGCTCCGGTCGTCAAGATCAGCCAGGCCGCCAAGGGCGTGTCGGTGTCGGTGTCCTACCTCTCGGCCCCCGAACAGGCGCCGGTCGCCCTTTCGTTCACGGTGAACCCGAATGCCTGACGTTACGCAAAAGACCTATGCCGACGTTGTTTCTGGCCAGGCGGCTGCGGTCCAGGCCACCTCTTCGGGCCTTCAAGATTTCTCGCTCGGTTCTCTGCCCCTGGCCATCGCCGAGGCCGTGGCCAATGTCGTGATGTGGCTTCAGGGGCTTGTCCTGACGCTGCTGGCCATCACGCGCGCCGCGACCTCGACCGGAAGCGACCTTGACAGCTGGGTCGGCGATTTCGGCCTTGTGCGCTTGGCCGCGACGCAGGCCACTGGTGCGGCCACGTTCTCCCGCTTCTCGACCGGTTCTCAATCCCTGGTTCCGATCGGGACGACGCTGCAATCCACCGATGGGACGCAGAGCTTCACCGTTACGGTCGACACGACGAACGCGGCCTATAATGCCGGTCTAGGCGCTTACGTCCTGGCCCCGAGCGCCAGCAGCGTCACGGTCCCGATCCAAGCGGTCACGGCGGGATCCGCAGGGAACGTCGTCGCCGGCTTCGTGTCAGTCCTAACGACACCGATCCCTTACATCGACACCGTTTCCAACGCGCTGGCCTTGTCCGGCGGCGCGGGCGCCGAAACTGATGCGGCGCTGCGGGCGCGGTTCATCAACTACGTGGCCAGCCTCGCCAAGGGCACTGTCGACTCCACGGCTTTCGCGATCCAGTCGCTTGGCCCGCAAGCCTGGGGCGTCGTGATTGAAAACCAGACCTATGCGGGCACGAGCCAACCCGGCTTCTTCTGCGTCATCGCCGACGATGGCACCGGCTCACCGTCCGGCGCCTTCCTTACCAACGCTGCCAACGCCGTGGAGGCCCAAAGACCGCTGACGAGCACGTTCGCCGTCTATGCGCCCGTGGCGACGCCTGCGAATATCAGCGTCAACGTTTCCGTGGCGGCTGGGTACAACAGCGCTTCGGTGACGGCTGCGATCGTCTCTGCCTTCACGGCCTATGTCTCTGGTCTTGACCAGCAATGGCGCGCGAACCCGCGCCTGACGTCTATTACCCTATCGTACAACAAGCTGATCCAATTGGCCTATGACGCCTCGCCGGGCGTCGTGGCGATTTCGGCGCTCCTGGTGAACGGCGGAACCTCTGACATCACCGCTGCGGTGAAGCAGACGATCACCGTGGGCACGATCACGGCGACGCCGGTCTGATGGCCACCGGGGATCAAGCTGACCTGACGGCCCGGCTAAAGGCTGTCCTGCCGCGCTGGTTCGGAAACGGCCCGACGCCAATCCTGGACGCGATGATCCAGGCCCCGGCTTGGGCGTTGTCTTTCGTCTACTCACTCATCGCCTTCGCCAAGAACCAGACCCGAATTTCCACGGCTACGGGCGGCTGGCTGGATCTGATCGCCGCCGACTTCTTTGGGTCTCGGCTGCTGCGCCGAACTGGTCAGACGGACAACAGCTATCGCACCGTCATCCTGGCGAATGTTTTGCGCCGGAAGGTCACGCGCCAGGCCCTTTACGACGCGCTCCTGACCCTGACGGGCAGGTCCCCTGTGATCATCGAGGGTGATCGTCCCACCGATACCGGAGCTTGGAGCGCCAATAACGCCTTTTGGAGCAGCCCGCTGGGCTATTGGGGCGCTCATGCGCCCTTTGAATGCGCGGTCATCGTCTATCGCCCTCTTGTTGGGTCGGACCAGTACGGCGTCAGCGACGAGGACATTCGGCAAACCATCCTGACCGTGAAGCCTGAAGCCACGGTCGTCTGGTTCCAAATCCAAGATTGAAGGAGTCCGCGTGGACCGTTCTATCGTCTCCCTCTACGAGGGATTGCGGGCTGATGACCTGCTCTTTGCCGAAAAGGGCGCGATGGTGGGCTTGGCCAAGCTCGCCGAGGCGGTCTTCGGGCAAAACACCGTCGTTGACGGCTTGGCCTGCACGCCAGCCACAGGCCTCAATGTCTCTATCGGCCCTGGCTCCATCTACGCGATGGCCGCGACTGACGCGACGGCGTTCGGCACGCTTCCGAGCGACAGCAATCAGATCCTCCAACAGGGTTTGCGCGCAGCTTCGGGCAATCTAGCCTGTCCCGCGCCCGGGACGGCTGGATATTCGATCAACTACCTGATCGAAGCGCAATTCCAGGCGACCGACGCCAACAACATCACGCTGCCGTTCTACGACGTCAGCAATCCGACCGTTCCGAAATACCAAACCGGATACACCCAGCGTCTCGGCGTCTGCGTGGTGCAAGTCAAGGCCGGAATAGCAGCGGCGACGGGAACTCAGACAACCCCGGCCGCTGACACCGGTTGGACGCCGCTTTGGGTCGTGACAGTCGCCAATGGCGCGTCTTCGATCACAACGGGCAACATTTCGGTGCATCCGAGCGCGCCGTTTATCTCGGTTCGCAACACCGACCTTGGTGGCCTTCTGTCGGCTTTGACCGATGTTGGCGCCATAAACACGCTTGTCGCCAACCCCGCTCCAGCCCTTACGGTTTTGCGGGCGGGTATGGAGGTCTCGGTTGTTCCGGCCGTCACCAACACCGGCGCGACCACGTTCAACCTGAATGGGCTGGGCGCCAAGTCGGTCGTCAATGCCGATGGCTCAGCGCTCAATGCGGGCCAAATCGTTGCTGGCCGTTTGGCTGTGTTCTACTACAGCACGTCAGGTCAGTTTGTTTACGCCAACCCGCCCCCCCAGCCGATAGCGGCGATCACGGCCTCCGGTACGGCCAATGCGCTGACAATCAGCCCATCCCCGGCCATATCGACCTATGTGGCGGGCCTGGAATTTGACGTTATCGCGACCAACACCAACACCGGCCCCGCCACTGTGGCGGTGAACGGGCTTGCGGCCAAAAGCATCGTCAATCCCGATAGTAGCGCACTAGCGGCTGGTGAAATCGTCGCAGGCTACGTTCTGCAGCTGGCCTACAACGGGTCCGCCTTTGTGTTCGTCAACGCGCCGCAAGTCGCTACGCGGCCACCGGCTGACAGCTCCAATTTTCCCGCTTCAACCGCCTATGCCGATGCAGCGGCCGCTGCCGCCGCCGCTGCGGTGGGCGCGAGCGGTCTTTTCGTTTGGCAGCAACAAGGGATTTAACCGATGGCTACGTCACCTTCTTACGCATCCGTGCCCCTTGCGCCGGACATCATCACCATTTCCACGGCTAACCCTAACCGAGACGGCAGCGGTACGATCGCCAGCCTCACGACGGGGACCACAAACGGCGTGGTGACAGAGCAGATCCGCGTCACCGCTCAAGGCAATACGACGGCCGGCATGATCCGGTTCTTCCTATCCAAGGATGGCGGTGCGACGAAAGTGCTACTTCTAGAGCAAGTCGTCCCCCCCAACGTCGCCGGCGCTTCGGCGTCAGCGTGGTCGGCCACCATCGACGCGCTCACCGGCATGACACTTCAGGGGACAAACACGATCCTCTACGTGGCGACCAACAACGCCGAGGCTTTCAACGTCTTTCATCATAAGGCTGGTCTCTGATGGCAATCCCAAGCAACAGTGTGCGCGGGGTCTTGGGGCGTATCGGCGCGTCGCTGCTCGGTACCAGTGCGCTTACGTCCTCGTCTCAAGCGGTGAATCTGGCCATTCAGTCCACGCAGGTCGTTGGCCTGGGCTATCTGGGCGCATATGGCGGTGGCTTAATCATCCAGTTCTCAACGCCGGGAACTTATTCGTGGACCTGCCCTGCGGGCGTCTACAAAATTCGTGTCCGCCTTGTGGGCGGCGGCGGTTCTGGCGGCTCTACCAATACTGGCAATGCTGGTGGTGGAGGATCGGGCGCTGAGTACGCGCACGGGATTATATCGGTTGCTCCTGGCCAGACCTACACCATCACTGTCGCAGCTGGTGGGGCTTCGGTATCTTCTGGCGCCGGCAATGCTGGCGGCGCATCTTCCTTTAGCTCGCTCGTTACCGTCATGGGCGGCCTTGGCGGGTTGTCCGTTTCTGTTGGTAGTGCGGCGGCTGTTCCTGGTGGTTCTGGCGGCTCCGGCGGCGACTATCGAGCCATAGGCGGGGCTGGCGCAGGCAGCACTCTCAGCTATGGAGCAGGCGGCGGCGCGGCAGGTTCGCAGTTAGGGGCGGGCGGTAGCGGAGGGATAGGTAACAGCACATTCGGCCCGGGAAGTGGCGGGGGTGTCGGCGGCAATGCGGGCTCGTCCAATGGCGGCGGAGCGAGTGCTTTTGGCACGGCGATAAATAACCTTTCAAGCGGAGCGCCGGATATTTCTGGAAACCGTTCGTCCACGAACGGCAACATCAATCCGATTAACGCCTCGCTCTTGTTTCCATTTTTCTGTTTTACCGGCGGCGGCGCTGGGGCTGGCAATTATACTGCTGGCCCTGGCGGCGGCGGTGGATCGTCGAACAGCGCTCCCGGCGGCACCGGATATATCGGTGGGGGCGGGGGGGGCGTATTCGGCAACTACGCTGGCGGCAATGGCGGTATTGGTGCGGGCGGCGGTGGAGGGGTTCCCAGCGGTAAAGGGGGCGATGGTCTTGTCGTCTTGGAGTTTTAGCCGATGAAAGCTCTCATTCAGAACGGCGTGGCCGTAAACGTGGTTTCTGACGACGACTTGGTCCACAGCTTCCACCCCGATGTAGCAGCGATGTTCGAGAGCGTTCCCGATACCGTTCAAGTTGGATGGAAGAAGACCGGAAATAGCTGGGCAGCACCGACGCCTGTTATCGTCACGCCTCAACCGATCTATCCTGTGGTGGACGTCCCCACCTTCTTCATGCTCCTCACCGCCGATGAGCGCGTTCAAATCCGCGCCTCGACTGATGCGAAGGTCAAGGACTGGCTGGCGATCCTGGACGATCCTCGCACCCAGGCGGTGAACCTCGGTCTGCCGCCTGTCCAGGCGTCCCTGAACTACATGACGACCCTGACGCCGCCGCTTCTGTCCGCCGAGCGCGTGGCAAAAATCCTGGCCGGGGACTTTCCGGCCTAAGGACCCACCACAGTCGCAACCCCAGTGCCCCGAGCCTAACGGCCGGGGTTTTTTCGCGCCTTGGAGAGAACATGCTCACGAACCGAATGGCGGTCGGCAATCCGAACCGCAACCCCGACGTCGTCGGCGCTGGCCAACATGCCGTCACGACGACCCCTACAGCCCTTCCGAGCGGCCTTTCGGCTATCGGATGGGTGATCAAGGCGGGCAGTTCGTCCTATGGCGACAGCAACACGGCGGTTATCTGGGTTGGCGGCGCGGACCTAGCCAATGCTTCTGGTGTCGTCACCAACGGTTTCCCGCTCGCGCCAACCGAACAGGCCGGCTTCGCCACGGTCGACCGGGCCGACATCTACGTCTGCACCGCGACCGGTTCTGGCACCTGCTATTCGGCGGGTAGCTGATGGTTAATCGCGCCTCTCGTGGGTTTCTCTGGTTGGCGGGTCCGACAGGAATTCCCGGCCTCTCCCTCTCTAAGGGTGGTGGGGCGCCCGCCAACGCTCTGCGCAACAAGTCCGGCTCGCTGGTGCTGACCAACAAATCCGGATCTCTCATACTGACTGGAAAGGGCGCCTAGAATGGCGAACGCGGCTGGCTACATTGCTGACTATCTGAACGGCCTGAGCGCAACGGAAAAACTGGAAGTCGCGGCCTCTATCGCTTCGATCGGCGTTGATTATCCGACACTGCTTTCGAATTATACTTGGCGCGAGCTTGGTATGTTCATCCATTTCGGGCTGGAGACGTTTCTGAACGTCGAATACAACGATGGCACCGCTCCGATTAACACGTTCGCACCGAGCGGCCTCGACATCGACCAGTGGGTCAGCACCGCTAAGTCAATGGGCGCGAAGTACGCTGTCCTGACATCCAAGCACCACAGCGGGTTTTGCCTGTTCCCAACGGCGACCACCAACTACGGGGTGGCCTCGACGGCGTGGTACGCCGGCGGCGGCTATGACATCGTT